GAAATTGGTCTTCACGCCCCCCAGCGGCTCACGGCTGACGATATTGCCGGCGAGCAATGTACCACGGCCGACTTCCCGCTCGCCGGGCTTGTCGATGCCGATGACCGAATAATAGAATCGGTCGCCGACCGCGCAGGCGGCGGTGAAGCTGGTAAAGCCGCTCGCCGCGGGACCCAATGTGAAGTTGGCCGTGCCCGTCGTCGTCGTGATGTTGCGCACGAGATCGACGAACTTCGGCTGAAACGCGTCCGCCATTGCGGCTCCTTCAATCAGCCCCTACCCCGCTCGCGGGGGAGGGACAGAGCAACGGAGTTGCTCAGGGAGAGGGTGAGGGATTGAACGGGGCGGAGCTCAGGGGCGCGCTCCGCCCCCGGCGGCTCAGGCGAACTTCAGAAGTTTGATGGCCTCCGAATTCACCACCTGGCCGCCGATCCGCTTGGTCGCGTAGAAGTGGACGTACGGTTTGTGCGTATAGGGATCGCGCAGGATCGTCGTCGCATTGCGCTCGGCGACGACATAGCCCGCCCTGAAGTTGCCGAACGCGATCGACAGGCTGTTCGCGGCGATATCAGGCATGTCTTCGGCCTCGATTAGCGGATAACCGAGCAGGCTCGCCGGCTGCCCCGCCGCCAGGCTCGGCTGGAACATGAAAGCGCCGTCCGCGGTCTTGAACTTGCGGATCGCCGCCGCAGTCGAGGAATTCATCACTAACACCGCGCCCTGGCGATACGGCGAGCGCAGCGCCTGGACGAGGTCGATCAATTTGTCCGCGGGGTTGCTTGCCGGGAAGGCGCCGGGTGTGCCGGTGCCGATGAACTGCAAAGTCCCGATCGGCCGAGCGGAATCGAGCGTCGCCGCATTGGGCGAGCTCAGGAAGCCGAGCGGCTGGTTGGTGCCGCTGCCGCTGACGAACGCCTTGCCTTCGGCGCGCGCGAACTCGGTCGCGATCTCGTGCGCGAGCCACTGCTCGACGTCGAACATCGCATCGTCGAGCATCTGCTGCGAGGCCGCCGGATTGGCGTAAAGCTCTCCGCTAGCCGGCACCACCTCGGTGAAGCTCGGCGTATTCGTCTCCGGCCGCGCCGCCTCGTAGGCCACCCAGCCCGACGGCGTGCCGCCGCTCGCGATCAGCTTGCGATAGCCGGCGCTGCCGACCTTCACGACATTGGCGATCGCACGGATCGGCGAGATCGCGGTGAGTGTTCGCTCGATCACCCGATCGATTTCCTCGGGCACCGCATAGCCGCCGATCGAATCCGACGACGACCCGATCGCCTTGGTCTCGATTCCGCTCTCGATTCCGCGCCGCAGATACTGATCGACGAAGCTCGAAGCCTCCGCTGATTTCACTCCATCCAGGGGCGGGCGCTGCGCCGCGATCACCCCATGCGCAATGTTCGCCTTCAGCTGGTCGAGCTCCGCGCGGAGCGCCGCGACCCCGTCCTCGTCATCCTCGGACACATCGAACGACTCTTCGAGCGCATCCGCCTTCACTTCCACCATTCCGATTTCTCCTTTGAACTTTGCACAAACCAAAAAGGGCCGCGATTTCTCGCGACCCTCACGTCCCATTTCAGGTCCGCGTCACTTCGGATCAGGCGGCCATCCCTTCGCTCTCTCGATCAACTCGATTTTGATCGCCCGATCCATGACGACTTCCTGGTCGAACATGCCGAAATGGCCATAGGCACCTTTGTACATCGTCTTCCGCCCAATGAAGTCGACCCTGTAAAGATCGCCGCGTCCGCCTCTTCCGGGGCCGCTGTCGAGCCAGATGCTTTCGCCGTCCGTCGGGCATTCGGTTGCCGGCTCAGGGCAAAAAGTGGATCCCTCCATGCTGTCGCGCCACAGCCCGCGCCACCGCTGCTGAGGGAGCATCTTCACGCACAAATCGGTCGGCTGCATTTCTATCACGTCATGCCCGTTGCGGACGTGTTCCAAAGCGCATGGAAAAGGCCGACCAGCAATGCCTTTACGGGTCCTCGCAATCTGCTGATCGATCGGATCACGAAATGCTTCCGGTGGCATCTTGTCCGCGATGCCTGCCTGTGCAGCGGCGGCCAGGCCCAACAACAAGACCGTAAGCCACGTATGTTGCATGCAGCTGAATATCACTTGATCATGCCGGCTTTGCAATCGCACGCACCCGAGCCTTCGGCTGCATCGGGTTCGCGACTAGGCTAACCTCCACCAGGTCGAGCTCGATCAATTCGCGCAGCCCGTCCGCGCTCTTGGCCTCGCGCACGCGATAACCGAAGCTCAGCCCATCCACCTTCCCGCTCCCGAGCAGCTTCGACGCGCGCTCATCGCCCACGGCGGCGATCACCCGCAGCCCGCGCGTATCCTCGCTCAGATGCTCGATCCGACCGATCACCGCGCCAGCCCGGTGCTGCCACAGCAGCGGCACCTCTTCCGCCCGCGCCAGCGCCCGGGCGAACGCTCCCGCGCGAATGATATCACCGCCCCTGTCCACCCGGTCGAACAACGCCGCATAGCCGGCGAACCGAACTCCCCTCGCCCCCTTCAGGGGGAGAGGGATCGGGGGAGAGGGGGCCGTCACCGCGCCACCAAATCCGTCAGCCTGAGCCGCACCGCGATCCCGATCAGCAGCACCGCGAGCGCGATCCGCACCAGCCAGCCGACCATCGCCCGCCACGCCGTCTGCTTGGCATCCCGCCACGCCGACAGGAGCTCGCGCAGCTCGTCCATGTCCCGCCGCGCGCGCTCATCGTCGAGCCCGAGCGACGCCAGCGCCCGCCGCGCGCCGGCCTGGCTCGATTCCTCGACCAGCGCACGGAGCGTCACGAGGTCCGCAACGCGCCCTTCCGCCTGCGCCATCAAGCTCGCTAGAAGCGCCTCGGCACTCACCGCCACATCATTCATTTCGCGAACCCCAGCATTTCGCGCTTCTCGCCATCGCTGAGGAAACCGGCCGCGCCGACCTGCTCCCAAAGCTTGGCGCGATCGTCGGCGAGTTCGCTGATCTGGTCGGTGTCGACCGCGAGCCTCACAGGGCCGACCCAATCGCTCAGCATCGCCGCAAGCGAGTCGAGGATCCGTCCCGCCATTTGCAGGATCGTCTGTCGATACAGCGCCCGTCCTGCCTCGCGCGCGTTGGCGTAAGTCGCGTCGCCGGGAAGCCCGACCAGCACCGGAGGGACGCCGAACGCGAGCGCGATGTCACGTGCCGCGCCTTCTTTCAGCGCAACGAAATCCATGTCCGCCGGCGTGAGACTCATCGTCTGCCACTTCAATCCACCCTCGAGAAGCAGCGGCCGCCCGGCATTGCCGCTGCCGGAGAATTCTTGCCCCAACTCCTCTTTCAGCCGCTTGAACTGCTCGGCCGACAGCGCGCTTCCGTCCGCCGGCTCGTAGGTCAGCGCGCCGCTCGGCCGCGCCGCATTGTCGAGCAACGCCTTATTCCAGCGGCTCGCCCGGTTGTGCACGCTCGCCGCCGCGATCGAGGCTTCTAGGCAGCCCATGCCATAATGGTCATCGCGCGGGTGCAAGGCCTTGATATGCGCCAGCTGCTGCCGGCCGAGCGGATCGACACGGGTATAGCGAGTGACCTGGCCGCCGGCGCGGTAGAGATAGGCTACTGGCCATCCACGCTCGTCGGTGGCCACGCTCACCCGCTCCGGGCGCAATACCACGAGCTCGGCGGGTGCGTCGCGGTGGTCGGCGATCAACTGCACGTAGGCATTGCCGTTGAGCAGCAGGTTCGCCGTGATCGCTTCGAGCAGGCCGCTTCGACTGATCAGCGCGACCGCTTGGCCGTCGCCGTCGATGGTAAGCGACCCGAGCATCCCGGCGACCAGCCGCACCGACCGCTGCCCCACCGGATTGCGCCGATACACTTCGTCGAACTGCTCGGAATAGGAGCGAGCGAACCCCTCCTCGGCTGAGTCGGTGCTCAACCACGCGGGCACAAACGGCCTCGCGTCCGCCGGCGCGCTCTTGCGCCCGAACCACCACCCCATCGCTCGCTCCTAAGCCCTATGCCGCCGAGCATTGGCGGCCGATTGCGCAGCCATCGACTGCCAATGTCGAAGACACGGCGAAAGCCGGCCAGCGGGTCGCCTTCAAACAAACCCGACCGACGTCGCGGGATTCACTCCCGTGACGGCTCCGCGCGCTGCATCACTCGTCTACTTGCCACCCAGCTTCTGCAGACAGCTCACCAGATGCGCATCGAGCGCGCTGAGATATTCTCGGCCGTCCTCGGGACGATAGCTGATCAAATCCTGCGCGCCCTTCTCGCGATTGCATCGAACACACGAGAATACGAGGTTATGCAGATAGTTGTGACCGCCCTTCGATCTCGGCTGCACATGATCGTTTGTGCAAACCTCTGGTACCTCCTCAGGGTGCATGAAATTACCGCAATAAAAGCAATGTCCACCAAACTTCTGCGCCGCTGATCGAAGGGCCGCAGCAGCGCCCATCGCTTTTGTATCTTTGCTGACTCGGTAAAGCGGCGTCCCGCACCCGTCGAACCGCACAAACCTGATTGCGCTGTATGGCTTATACTTCCGCAATGGATGCGCAGCGATTGTGCGTTCGAGTGAATCCATCTCACCCGACTATGCAAACAGCCTTGCAAATCAGTTTACACTCTGCGCACCCGCGGCACGCCCGATCGGGTTGGGTCCGAGCTCGTCATTGGCCTGACTGCATCGGCACCGCCCTGTAATCCGCCGACCTCTGCCAAGCTCGTCGCCTGCAAAGCCGCTACTTTGGACTTGACCACGCGTCGTCCTCCAACAGCAAAACGGGCGGCCGCTCGCTGGAGCGCCGCCCGACTCGCAATTCTTCACTGTTCCTGCCGTGTACCCAAAGAGCGTCACGCTGTCAACATATTTTCACCGATATGGTTCATCAACGTATAAGGAACAGTTTCTGTGAACCGCTTTTCGTGCTAAGAGGACAAA